TCCCTCTGAAGTGGTAGCGGCTTCCGAAGAAGTGCCACCGGCTTCGCCCAAGAGTGACTTCAAATCTGTGATGACTCGCTCAATCGCTTCACGGGCAGCGGGCTTGAAGCCGCGCCCGTCTGCGGCGGCCTCCTTGTGCGCCCGCCGCATCTCGTCAAACTCTTCCATCGCTACTGCATAGTTCGCCCGGAACTCGTCGAGCAGCGCGTCAACCCGGTCCTCTTTCGTGAGCTGGTTAGCTGCCTTATCGAGCAGCGTTTCCAGCAGCTTACTTGCCAGGGCTTCGACCTGCGAGAACGGCAGCATCAAGGCATTGCGCACGGCGAACTCATTATCCAGTTCGCTCTTCACGTCCGTCACCTGCGCCCGCTCATTGGCCGGGAATGTAACAAGCGCCACCTCCCACAGCGTAACAAGCGCCACCTCCCACAGCTTGATTTCCTTGAGGTGACGGTAGCCATCCTCGGAATCCTCTGGCTCGACTGCCTTGACGGTCGTAAATCCCATCGACAGCCCGCGAACCAAGCCCTTCTTCAGCCGGATGTATGCTGTCTTGGCATTCGGCAGTTCCAATTCCAGCTTCCCGATGATCTCCAGGCCCTGCTTGGTCTCTCTAAGCGTCCCCAGCCCAATCGGCTCCCGGTAATCATGCTGCCAGGTGATGATAATCTGCTTGCCGTTCTCACGGATTGTCTTACGGAAAGCACCCGGCTCCACCACGTCACCGTAGGAGTCCACGTTTCCGTAAGTGGACACCAACCCAACAAACGTGCCGTCCTCTTTCAGGGACTTGCACTCGAAATTGAGCGTCTTTTCCTCGCGCTCGTCCGGCTTCTCCTTCAGCGTCGGGGGCTCCATCCCGGCGTCTCGAAGGTGCGCGGCAAGGTGATTGTATACCCCGCGGCGATCCCCAGCGGGAATCGTGGTGCCACCGCGCGCGCCGTTCAACACAGCGATGCCCGCGGAGCAGGCTACGGTGCTAGCCGCTTGGGGCGTGCCGTCCTCGCTAACAAAATGATGGATAAACCGGTAGGCACTCTTCTGATCGCTCTCCGGGTCCCGCCAAGCGTAGATCTTGGCGTAATAACTCCTATCCTCATCGCTGCGGACTCGCTTCCGCATCGCGGCGGCATCCCACGAAGCATCAGATGTGGCCGTACTGTGTGATTTGATTGCGGGCATTTTCACCCCTCCCAAATGCTGTTTTTGCGGCCTCTTGGGCCGCACCGGCGACAGCCTGCATGTTGAGCTGCACGTAATGCTCATCACCGCCGTCTACCGGGTTGAGGTTCAGCCATCGGCGAACCTCGTTGATACTGTAGACTCCCTTTTCAAGCAGTTTGGCAAATGCCTCCGCCTGGCCGCGGAAATCGCCCCGGAGGAACGCCTCAAGATCGTGCTCCGCATAAAGCCGGTCCTCTAATTGCTCATCGCGGCTCAGCAGGCAGCGAAAAACAGTCTCCTTCCATCGCCGCCGCCACGGGCTGAGCGTCTGTGTCAGGTAGTCAATGTTCTCGGCCTCGATGGAGTTGTAATTGACTCGCTCCAGGTCCGCCAATTTGTGCGGCTTCATGCGGAACAACCGGCAGACCTCCAGGATTTGAAACTTCCGCTGCTCGACCAGTTGCGCCTTGTCGTTGTCCGGCGTCAAGGGAGTGATATCGGCGCCGGAATGGAGAATGGCCGGCTCGTGCGATCGATCCACGCCCTGAAACCACTCCTTCCACTTCTCCTTGAAAGCCTTGGCAGACTCGGGGCTGAGAGCATTGGGGAACTTGACCACCACGCCGGGCGTCGCACTGTGCGCGAAGAACTTGCTGGCGTATTTGTTCGCGGCCAGCGTCAACCCAATCACCTGCCGCGCCCGTTGCATGATGTCGTCGCCCTGAGTGCCGGTGACCGTGAATCCCTTCAGGTGAAACACCTCCTCGGCGCGGTATTCCTTCTCTTTGCCGTCCTCGTTGTGGAAGTAGATGATCCGCCCCTTGCGGTCTTGCTCCTGCCTGACCGTGTACGGCATCCAGGGCCACAACCAGACCAGCCCTTTCTTCTCCCGCGACCGCTCTTTCCAGGCATAGCCGTTGCCTGTCAACGCGGCATGCGCCGTCAGCGTCTCCACGAACTCGCCGGCGGAAATGTCCGGATTCGGCAGATTCTTCAACAGTGGGAATAGCGGATGATCTATGGCTTTCTCAGTCGCGCTCCGATCCGCTGATCGCCGATAGAGCACAAACGGCAGGCTGCCCATATCCTCGGCAATGATCTTTACGCAGGCATACACTGCCGAGGCCTCAAGCGCCGTCTCCGCATTGACGCTGATGCCCGCATCTGAAGAGCTAGTGCCGATGCCAGAAAAGTAGTAGCCGTTACGCGCGTACCAATCCGAGAGAACAGTGCCCGCGGTAACAGTGTTGAATGCTGCCAGCGTCCCCTTTTTGCTGAGTTCGATGAGTGCTGATTTGTGGCGGTGCCACCAGATCTCGAACTTCAGCGAATCCAGCAACCGCATTAGACGTATACCATCGCCGGATCAGCATAGCCCCAGTCCGGCTCCTTGGCACTCAGTGCGCGCGACAATGCCATCATCGCGGCCACGGGCCCATCGATCTTGTTTTCCCGCCGCTCCTTCCGCGGATAGACGTTCCCCTTGACATCCTCCTTTGCCACCACATTCCCTAGCATCCAACTGAGCACCGGGTCCCCATCATGCCGAATCGATCCATCGAGGATCATGGCGCCCAGAGCCTTCATCGGCTCAGAGATGTGCAGGGTGTTCATCGGAATCTCGACCATCGGCAGCCCCTCCTGTGACATGCGTGTAGCAAGTTCTGTCGCCTGATATGGGTCGTAGCAGATCTCTTTCGGATTCACCCGGCGTGCCCAATCAGCCAGATCGCGTTCGATGAAGGCAAAATCGATAATCGGACCGGGCGTCAGCGTCATTCGCCCCTGTTGCGCCCAGCCGGCGTAGAGATCGTAGTTTGGCTTTCCTTTCTCCACAGCGTCTTCAGGGAGATAGTAGTCGCCGAAAACCGCCCAGTGGTCGTCGGCGCGGTAGATGCGCATAAACGCGGCCACATCCCACTTGCTTGCCAAGTCCAGCCCAAACCAACACGGGTAGCCCTCATAATCGGACTCGGCAATATTCCGCTTGCAACGGCCCCATGCCAGCATGTTGAAGTAGCTCTGCCCGCCGGAAAGCCAGATGTTGAGCCGCTTTGTCTGGAAGTTCGCCTGCGCCAGCGGATTGATTTGAGCCTGCTTGCAAAGCGTCTCAATATCATCCCGGAGAACCGAGACGCCGTAGTTGGGATTGGCCTTCCGCCACGATTTCGGCGACAACCAGTCATCCTCTGGGTCTAGCGTGTAAATGATGCCGAAATACCGGTCAGCCTCAACGCGCCCCTCCAACATCTGCGTCACAAACTCTCGCTGCTCGTAACAGATGCCCTCCTTGTTCGTGCCGGCCGTGGTGATGATCCACTTCAACGGCTGTTGCCGTGATCCCGTCGAGGTGTCAATCGCGTCAAATACCTCTCGCCCCTTGTGCGCGTGCAGCTCATCGATGATTGCACAATGAATGTTCAGCCCATCGAGCGAGTCCGCATCTGAGGCCAGCGGACGAAAAACCCCGGCACTCTGCGGGACATAGAGGTGGTGATTGAAGACCTCGACGCCCTGGCTTGCCCGCAGCCCCGGTGTGCGTAATGCCATTTGCCGCGCAATCTCGAAGACGATCCGCGCCTGGTCCCGCGTAACTGCCGCGGAGTAAACTTCGGGTCCGGGCTCACGGTCGGCGGTGAGCATGTAGAGTCCGATGGCGGCGCAAAGGCTTGATTTGCCGTTCTTCCGCGGCACCTCAACATACGCGGTCCGGAAGCGTCGCAAGTCATCAGTCTTGCCGACCCAGCCGAAAACCGTGGTGAGCAGGAAACACTCCCAATCCTCAAGCCGGAGCGTCCGGCTAGTCCAGCGCCCCTTGATGTGGGGTAATAGCTCGACAAATCGGCAGACTCGGTTGCCGAGATCGCGCTTGAATTTGAACGGGAACTGCGGATCTTTCTCGCGCTCGCGGTCCTTGAGCTGGCGCTCGCAGGCGAGCTTGACCCAACGGCACGCCGGGATCTTGCCCTTGAGCACCGCCCCGGCATAGCGCTCGGCCCGGTCGCAGTAATCATTCCGCTTGCCCACATCAGAACTTTGCCCAGGGATCGTCCTCCGGGCTGGTCTCCGGAGTCTTCAGCCCCGCCCGCGAAGCTGGCGTGAACCCGAAATCTCGATAGCCGCGCCACAAGTGCCCCAAAATCTCCTTCATCTCCTTCACCGCCGGGTTGATATGCACCACGCCACTGCGCTTGTTCGCAATCAGGAAACCAGCCTTCCGCACGAGGTCCGCCATCTCCTGAAAGCGGGCCTCCAGATAGGCGATCTTCTCAAGCGGCCGTCCATCAGCCTCCGTGAGCACCCGCATGTGCTCGGTGAGCGTCAGGAGATCGCTGTAATGCTTCTTCGCCAGTTCGTCTTCGGCGAGCAACCCGGTCTCGTCCGGTCGGCGCTCAGCCGGTTTCGGCTCCCGCTTGTTGATTGGCCGGTGCTGCGGATTGCCTGCACGAATCCGGATCGGCGTCGGCGTTGGTGCTGGTCCTCGAAGTCCCATCAGATCTCCTTTAGCGGACAGGCAGCCCGAAAACCTGCGCGCGCATAAAATTCACTCGTCGCACGGTCCCGCGCCGCAGTGCGCAGATTTTGCGGCGTGCCCCTCCCTTTGCTTTCAATAACTTAGCGCCGCTTGCTGCAATGCCAGCCTCGCTCCGGCTCGATCTCGTCGTGGCACTGGCGGCACAGGGGCATCAGGTTCGCTGGGTCGTAGGCTAGCCCCGGTGCCTCCCGGAGTGGGCGAATGTGATGAACTTCTGTCGCTAATCGTGTTCGCCCGGCTTCCTTGCAGTGTTGGCACAACGGATGCTTGGCGAGCACGATTCGCCGCACTTTCCGCCATCGCGCATCGTAGCCTCGTTCTGCTGCGCTTCCGCGCACTTCATCGGCTGCTTTCGCATCAGCTCGCTTATGTCGCGGGCAGTAGCCGCCCGTTCCAGCCCGGACCAGTTCGGTGCAACCGGGCTTGCGGCATGGACGGAGGGGAGCTTGTGCCATATCAGCCCAGATTGCGGGGGATGTTGAGGACCGGGAAGTCCACACCGGGCCAGGTTCTATGGACTCCGCCTTGCCGGTCAGAGGCTCCACCCAGCCGCTCCACCGAGTAATAGAGCACGTTGCCGCCGCTATCCGCGATCAGTTGCCAGCGATTGGATTGCTTGTCAACGAACTCCAATCGGTAATAGGTTGTGGTGCCATAGCGCAGCGCGGCAAGAAAATCAACGTGTGATGCAATTACCGCATGGTCGGCGTGCTTGTCCAGAATCCTGGTCCCCTTCGGGGAGCCGTCCGAATCAACGTGTGGAAACATATACTCCTTGTGCAACAGCAGCCGCCACCCCGAAGGACGGCGGCGGAACTCCTTCTACACGTGGTAGACGAGCTGATGAGCGACAGTAGCGGCGCCACCCGCTGGCTTAAGGAGGAGTCAAGCCCCTGCGTCGGTTCTGCCCGATATTTAACGCCGCGCCTACTATGACTCCATGGCGGCGGGATGAACCACCGCCCCACGCGCTGCCGCGACCACGTGGCCCACTATAACCCGCCGGAGGGACCTTTCAGCCGCGAATCCCGGGTGCGACCGGTCCATGTCCGGCGGGTAGTAAGGCGATCCCGAAGGACCGCCGGAGAAGACCTACGCCCGGAATGTGCCGGGGTCAGTCTTCAATTCTTTGAACGCACGCCGCAATCTTCGCATCTCCGCATCCACGTCGATACCATGATGCTGCGCCCAGCGCTTGCCCAATGTGTGTACCGCTTCCCGATACGGCCACTGGTGGTGCTCCCGGCACAGCGGAATTGCTTGACTGTCGGGAGCCTTGCGCCCAAAGGCTCGCGGGCCGTAGTGGTGCGCCTCCACCGGGCGCTTGCCGCAGATCAGGCAGGGCTGCTGGCGAATCCATTCGACGTATTTCCGATCTTTGGCCGGAGCGCGGGGACTCGAACCC